TCACGGCGGCGGCGCGGGCGCTCGGCCCGGCCCCGGCGCCCGCGCCGAAGGCCGTGCTCTTCCTGGACGGGCCCGATGCGGGGTTGCCGAACGTGGAGACGGCCGGAAGGCAGGCCAGGGACGTGCTCGACGACGCCTTGGCGTGCCTCGCCCGGGCCAACGACCCGCCGCGCTGGTTCGCCCAGAACGGGCGGCTCGTGGAGCTCGCGGCAGGGGCGGTGAGGCCGCTCACCGAGGCGGCGATGGCCGAGCGCCTGGCCCGGGCCGCGGACTGGACGTCCAGCTCTCCCAAAGGGACGAGGCCGGTCCAGCCGCCGAAGTACGTGGCGGCGGGGACGCTGACGCTCGGCGAGTGGTCCTTCGCCCCTCCGCTGAAGGGCGTCTCGCACTGCCCGTTCCTGGCTCCGGACGGGCGGCTCGTCACCGAGAACGGTTACGACGCCGGTTCCGGGGTCTTCCTGGCCGCGGAGCCGTCCGGGACGTGGGAGGGCGGGGGCAGGAGAGCGGCGGAATGGCTGCTGGACGAGCTGCTGGGCGACTTTCCATGGGCGGGCGAGGCCGACCGGGCCGGGGCCTTCGCGCTGATGCTGACCCCGTTCCTGCGGTTCTGGCTCAAAGGCCCGTCGCCGCTCGTGGTGTTCGACGCGCCCTCTCCAGGGACGGGCAAGACGCTCGCGGCCCAGACCTGCCTTCACCCAGGGTGCGGCCTGGTCGGCGTCAAGGCCCCTCCGAGCCGGGAGGAGGACTGGCAGAAGGCGCTCGTCTCGCTGGTCGCCGCGTGCCGCCCGGCCGTGCTCATCGACAACGTCAAAGGAAGGCTCTCCTCGCCGGCGCTCATGGCCATGGTCACCGGCTCGAAGGTCGAGGAGCGGATCCTTGGCGGGAACGAGGTCTACGAGCTCGAGGTCCGCACGGTCTTCGTCGCGACGGCCAACAACGCGCGGCTGGAGGAGGACTTCGTCAGCCGCTCGCTCTACGTCCGGCTCGACTCGAGGTCGGAGCGGCCGGAAGAACGGACCGGCTTTCGGCACCCGGACCTCCTGGCCTGGCTGGGCGAGAACCGCGCGAAGGCCGTCTCGGCCTGCCTGGCGGTCGTGCAAGGCTGGCTCGACGCCGGGGCGCCGGACGGGGACGCGCCCCCGACAAGGTTCGGGGCCTGGGCGAGGGCGCTCTCGGGGATCCTCGGGACGGTCGGAGTGCCGGGACTGCTGGGGAACCTCGAGGAGCTCAGGGCGGCCAACGACGACGACCGGACACTGAGGGCGGCGGTGCTCGCCGAGGTCCGCGCCGCGACCGGCGGCGAGGACTTCTTCCTCGAGGACTGGTGGGACCAGCTGATCACGATGGAGGCGTTCTCGGCGTGGGCCGAAAGGTTCTCGGACGCCAAGAGCCCGCGCCGGAGCCTGGGGATCGCCATGAGCCACATGGTCGGCCAGGTCCTGGACGGGCTCCGGCTCGAGCGCGGCCCGAAGGGGCGAAAAGGGCGGGCGCTGAAGGTGGTCGCCTGTGACACTAAGGACGGCGGTTTTAGTGTCACACCTAGTGTCACAGTTAGTGTCACGCAGGATCTGTACAAGTTTGCGGACGCAGACCTCTCCGAAACAAGCGTCTGTGACACTAGTGACACTAATTTCCTATATAAACGCGCGAAGAAAGAAAACGAAGTAGAGGGCTCACGCGCGCGCGCACGTGTGGGGGGTAGGGATTTTAGTGTCACTAGTGTCACTAATGACACTTATACGGCCGATCCAAAGGGTTTTCAGGTTCAAAACACGGGCCAAGACGGGCCGGAAGGGCGTGACACTAACTGTGACACTAACCGTGACACTAACTGTGACACTAGCCGCGGCGCTGACTTTCAGGGCCTCGGGCCAGGGGAGGAGGTCTGGTGACGGCAGCCCTCCTCGCGTCCGCCATCCAGGCGGGACTGACCGTCCGGGCCGGGCCGGACGGGCTGGTCGTCGGCGGGCCGCCGGAGGCGAAGGCCGCCGTCCGCGCGTGGGCCTCGGGCCTCGGGCGGGGGGTCGCCGACGGCCGGTCGCCCGAGCGAAGGCTGATCGTCGCGGCCTCGGTGCTGGCGGCCGGGGGCAAGGCGAGGCTGGCCGAGGCGGTCGAGGCGGGCCGTCCCTACCCGGGCTGGGAGGCCGACCTCGCCGACTGCGCCGAGCCGCTGACGGGCGAAAGGCTGGCCGCCGCCGTCAAGAAGGCGTTCGGCGCCCATGGCTGGAGGGCTTCGAAGTGAGCCTCGAGCCGCTCGCGCTCAGGGCCCGGGACGGGGACAGGGCCGCGCTCGACGAGCTCGCCAGGGCCGTGCTCGGCATGGCGAGGAAGGCGGCGACCGTCGTCCGGACGAGCCGGGCGCTCCTGGAGGAGCGGGAGGACGCGGCGGCCCAGGCCGCGCTCGACCTGGTCCTCAACCTGCGCAAGTGGGACCCAAGCAAGGGGCCGTTCGCCCCCTGGGCGAGGCGGCGCCTCAAGTTCCGTGCCATCGACCATGGGCGGAGGGCGGGCAGAACGGAGGACTTTATGGCCGCGGAGGGCTTGGCCCCTACTGTCCAGGACCCGCGCCAGCTAAGGCTCGTGGAGATCGAGCCGATCGTGGCGGCGCGGTTGGTCTCGCTTTGGCAGTCGCGGCGGTCGGAGCGGCTGGCCATGTTCGGCCTTCGGCACGCGCGGGAGTTCGGCCTGTGGGGCGCGGCGGCGAACGGATGGAAGGAGGTCCGCAAGGCCAAGGTGCAGAGGCCTTTGCCGGGCTTCCGGCTCTACGGTGGCCGGGCGCTCGAGCGGGTGGCCGTCCTCGCCAGCGCCACGGCCAGGGTCGGCGTCCAACCGCCGGACGGCCTGGCCGAGACCGTCGACGGCCGCCGTCTTATGAAACTCGTGGAGGAAGCGTACCAGTCTCAGGCATGGCGGAACTGAAGTCTCCAGTGGCGTGGCTGACCGACGCCGAGTACCGGCGGAGCCCCTTCCCGGAAAGGGCGCTCGCCCAGGCTCGCGGCAAGGTCGGCGTGCGCGAGCTGCCGGTCAACCGCGGGTTCTGGGTCGAAAGGTTCCTGGCCTCGGTCGGGCTGGGCCCAGGGCACGCCTGGTGCGCCGCGTTCGTCCACTGGTGCCTCGTCGAGGCGGGGGCGCCGAAAAAGGCCTTGCCGAAGGCGGCGGGGAGGGTGAGGTCCTGGCGCGACTGGGCCGCGGCCAACGGCCGGTCGGGGGCTTCGCCCAAGCGGGGCCGCCTCGCTTACTGGCTCAATAAGGACGGCACAGGGCACATCGGGCTCGTGGCGGAGGCCTCGGGAGGCCGTGTCAGGACGATCGAAGGGAACACCAACGAGGCCGGGGCGCGGGAGGGGGTGGCCGTGCTCGACAAGTGGCGCCGGGAAGGCGATTGGGACGGCTACATCGTTCTGGAGGGGCTGGCGTGAGCGTCAAAGACCCGGTGAACCTCGGCATGTTCGTCGTCGCGAGCCTCGCGCTGCTCGTGACGATCCTTGGCTCTGTGGCCGCGATGGCCTCGAAGGTGGCCTCGCTGGAGACGGACAAGTCGGCCATCAAGGAGGACCTCAACCGCCGCGTCACGCGGATCGAACAGACGTTGGAGAGGCTCGAGGACAGGCTTTTCGTCGAGCTTACGGAGATCAGAAAGGAGATCAAGCACGGAAAATGAACTGGGAAAAAACCATCTTGTCCGTCGTCGCCGGGCTCGTCGCGGCGATGACGATCGACTATCAGGCCTTCCGGTCGTGGAAGTCGTTCGACGAGGCGCGGAGCTACGACTGGGGACTGGCTTTGTGGCGCTGGTTCCAAGGGGCTGTCGCCGGGTTGGTCGCGGGTTTGGGCCTAGTGGAGGCGGGGCTGTGAGGCGGACTTGCGCCGCCGTCATGGGCGGCGCCCTGGTGGCCGTCGGCGTGGCCCAGGAGCCGGTCCTCAGCGTCCAATGGTCGCCGGACGGCGAGCGCTACGCCTTGGCCTTCCAGCCGGTCGACACGGTCGGCTTGGGCCGCGGGCTGTCGGTCTCTTACGGCCCGGTCGGCGGCTTGAGGCTGTCGGACCAGGCGCCCGTCGTCGGCGCGGGGCTGACGGTCGGCTACGACCAGCGGAGGCTGGTGGCCGGGGCTTCTTTGAGCCTGATGGCTGTCCAAGGCGGGCCGGTGAGACCGGTGCTGGGGGCCTCGGTGGGGTTCCGGTTATAAACCATGGTGTTCAGCGGCAGGCGCCGGGTACGGGCGATCCGGGCCGAGGGCCTCGCTTCGGCCGAAGAGGCGCTCGCGGGCGTCAACCTCAAGGGGTGCGAGATCTTTGGTTTCACGCTTGGCCAGTTCAGCTTGATCGAGCTGCTGGCGGCCTTGCTCGCCAAGACTGGCCCGGCCGACGTCTCGCTCAGCACGTGGACGGCCCACAACGCGGACTTGCGGCAAGCCTACGACTTCGTCGAGTCGGGCAAGATCCGACGGTTCCGCTTGCTCGTCGACCGTAGTTTCGAGAGCCGCGCCGGGCATTATTGCGAGTCGGTCCGCGACCTGTTCGGGCCTGAGTCCGTGATGGTCGGCAGGGTCCACGCGAAGTTCGCCGTCCTGCGGAACGAGCGGTTCGACCTGGCCGTCAGGACGAGCATGAACCTGAACCGCAACATGCGCTGGGAGCAGTTCGAGGTCAGTGACGACGCTCGCCTGTGCGACTTTTTGGACGGGGCGCTGGACGCCTTGTGGGCGGAGCGCCCGGTGGTCGGTTGCACGAACGCCGAGGCCGAGTCCGCGACCCGAAAACCCTTCAACTTGTGAGGTATGGAACGGCGGACGGGGCGGACGGGCGGGCACGAGCCGGACGAAGAGTCGCGCGAGGCGGTGGCGGTCCTGGCGGCGGCGGGAACGCCCCAGGCGGTGATCGCCAGGTTGCTGAAGGTGTCGGAGCCGACGCTGAGGAAGCACTACAGGAAGGAGCTGGACGACGGCCTCGCCATCGCGAACGCCCAGGTCGCCCAGACGCTTTTCCGAATGGCGCGGAGCGGCAGGGTGCCCGCAGCGACTTTCTTTTGGCTGAAGACAAGGGCGGGCTGGCGCGAGACCGACAACCTCGAGCTCTCCGGCACGGTCGCGGTCGCGCCGGTCTTGTCGGACGACCGTCTGCTGGAGGAGGCGAGCGCGATTGTCGAGAGACGAAAGAGAAACCTTGATCTCGTTCGTCCGGTCGGCGGCTCCGGACTACCTGAGCTTTCTGGACCGGACGTACAGGAGTGACTGGTCAAGGTTCCCTGCCCACGTCGCGAGGATCGCGGAGTACTGCCAGGCGGTGCTCGACGGTGACCTGAAGCGCCTGATCGTCTCGATGCCGCCGAGGCACGGGAAGACGGAGAACCTGACGGTCCGGCTCCCGGTCGCGGCCCTGTCGCACCGGCCCGACCGGTCGTTCCTCATGACGGGCTACAACGAGCGCTTCGCTCAGCGCCTGGCGAGGAAGGCGCGGTCGGTCGCGGCCTCGGTCGTCGCCCTCAGTGGCGAGAAGTCGGCGAGCGACGAGTGGGAGACCAGCGCGGGCGGGGTCTTGATGGCCCGCGGCGTGGGGTCGCCTCCGACCGGCGTCGGCTTCGACGGCGTGGTGGTCGACGACCCCGTCCGGAACCGGGCCCAGGCCGACTCGGTCGTCTTCCGCGACCGGGTCTGGGAGTGGTGGCAGGACGACCTGGCGACCCGCCTCCAGCCCGGCGCCTGGGTCGTCGTGGTGATGACGAGGTGGCACGAGGACGACCTGGCGGGAAGGCTGAAGGCCTTGGAGCCGGGCGAGTGGACGGAGCTGGCCCTTCCCGCGCTGTCGGGGGACGACGAGGCGCTTTGGCCGGAGACCTTCGACGCCTCCTACTTGCGGCGGCGGCGGGAGACGATGGACCCGCGCTCTTGGTCGGCGCTTTATCAGCAGAGCCCGGCGCCGGGGTCGGGCGGGCTGTTCGACGTGGACCGGGTCGCGGTGGTCCAGGACGTCCCGCCGAGGCTCCGTCGCTGCCGGGCCTGGGACGTCGGGGCCACGACGAAGGGCGACTGGACGGTCGGTCTTTTGCTGGAGGGGCCGGACGGCTCGGGGCGGTTTTACGCGACGGACGTCGACCGGTTTAGGCTGGGGCCCGGCGACCGGGACGCCAGGATGCGCCGGGTGGCCGAGGCGGACGGCCCCGAGACCACGGTGGTGGTGCCGGAGGACCCTGGCGCGGCCGGGGTCGCGCAGGTCGCGGCCTGGGCGCGGCTCTTCGCCGGGTTCCGCTTTCGCGCGGTCAGGCCGACCGGCTCGAAGGAGGTCAGGGCGGGGCCGGTGGCCGCCCAGGCGGGCGCCGGGAACCTGAGGGTCCTGGCGGGCCCTTGGAACCGGAAGTTCCTCGACGAGCTCGCCTCGTTCCCGCTTGGCCAGAACGACGACCAGGTCGACGCCCTCTCCGACGCTTTTCGGGAGCTTTGTTCAAGGGGCTCGGCGGAGGCGTTTTGGGCTTGAGCGTACCGGACAGTGTGACGATCGCCCGGCGCCTCAAACGGTTCCTTGGCCTAGGGCGCCTCGAGGACTCGCTCGTGGCGGCGCCGGTCCAGACGGACGCCTGGTGGAGGTTCTTCGCGCCCGCTTCCCGGGTCGACTGGGCGAGGGAGGCCGGGAAGCTTTATGACAACGCGGTCGTCGCGATCGCCGTCAACTGGATCGCCTCGAACTGGCACGAGGCGCCGGTGGTGGTCGGAAGGACGGACGGCTCGGGGACTTTCGTCCGCGACCCCCGCCACCCGCTCGCGGCGGCGCTCGACGACCCGAACCCATGGTACTCCGGGTCGGAGCTCTGGTCGCCGACGGTGCTCTCGATGGCGGTGAGCGGAAACGCCTATTGGCTGATCGGCTCCCGCAACGACGGGACGCCCCAGTTCGGCTATCTTCCTCATTTCGACGTGACTCCCACCGGCGGCGGGGGCGGCAAGCTCGTCGGGGCCTATCGGCACCGCTCGCCGGACGGCACGGAGACGGTCTACCCGCCCGAGCGCGTCGTCCACTTCCGTTGGGGCCTCGACCCGCAGGACGTGCGGCTCGGCCTTTCGCCGCTCGCGGCCTTGTTGCGCGAGGTCGCGACGGACAACCTGGCCTCGACCTACAGCGCGGCCATGCTGGCGAACTGGGGTGTGCCCCCGTTGATGCTGACTCCGAAGGGGGACCTGTCGTTGACCACCGAGCAGCAGGCCTCGCTGAAGGAGTCTCTCCGGGCGGTGTACTCGCGCGACGGGCAGGGCAGGGTCGCGGTGATGCCGGTGCCGTTCGACGTCCACGCGAGCTCGGCGAAGCCGAAAGAGATGGACCTCGGGCCGCTCCGGTCGGTCCCCGCCCAGCGCGTCCTCGCGGCGCTGGGGCTGTCGGCCATGGCTCTCGACCTGCCGAGCGACGACAAGACGTATTCGAACTACCGCGAGGCGGTCGAGTCGGCCTGGGAGAAGGGCGTGATCCCGCTCAAGTCGCTGTTCTGCGCCCAGCTCCAGCGCGAGGCGAGGCGGTGGTTCGCGGACCCGGCCCTCGAGGTCCGGGCCGACTGGTCGGGCGTGCGGGCGTTGCAGGACGACCAAGACCGGTTGTACGCCAGACTTTCCGACGCCTACCGCGCGGGCGTCCTCACCAGGGCCGACGTGCGGTCGCGGCTCGGCCTGGAGGTGGACGAGGCGCGGGACTCGGTGTTCGCGACGGACTTGTTCGGCGCGAACCCTCGCCTCGCGGCCTTCGAGGCGGCCGGGCGGAGGGCCAGGGGGCGCCGTGCGGCTTTGGAAGGCTGAGCCCGCCCCGTCGCGGGGCGAGGCCCAGGCCGCCCTGGCCCGGGAGGTCGCCTCGTCCTCGGACGCGCTCGCGGACTTGACCAGGAGGGCCTTGGCCACGCGGGACTTCGCGCGGTGGTACGAGGACTTCAACGCCGAGCTTTGGGGCGGCCACCGGCGCTCTTGGGCCCTGGGGCGGCGCCTCGCCGGGGACTTGGCGGACGACGACGAGGGCGACGGGCTCGTCGCGAGGGCGATCGTGGACGCGGAGTCGGAATGGTCGCTGAGGTTCCTCGCCGACCTGGAGGACGGGCGCTACGACGAGGACCCGGACCGGGCCGCGGCCCGGGCGCAGCTGTACCCGCAAAAGTACCGGGGGACGGCGAACCGGGCCTGGGTGGAGGCTGGGCCGGAGGACGCCGAGTTCGCCTGGGTCATGACCGCGGTCGAGCACTGCGTCGACTGTCCGACGCTCGCGGCGATGAGCCCTTGGAGGCGCGACGAACTGGGCTGGTTGCCCGGCGAGGGGGGGACGGCGTGCCTGACGAACTGCAAGTGCGTGCTGGTGCGGGCGGACGGCGCGACCGGTTTCGAGCCGCTTTAGCGTACCATTCTGCGAAGTGGCGAACAAGGTCCTGCGCCTGAGCGGTCAAGCGTTCTACAAAGCCGTCGAGGACGGCGGGAACGGCTCGTTCGTCGGCCGGGCGGCCGGTATCGGGAACGTGGACAGAGGGGGCGACGTGATCGCCCCGGGCGCTTTCGACGGCGCGTTGGACGGTTTTTTGAAGGGCGGCTCTGTGCTCGTGGGCCACGACTGGGGCGACGTGCCGGTCGCCATGCCGGTCTCGGCATGGGCCGACAACCGGTCTTTGCACATCGAGGCGGAGTTCCACTCGGACGACAGCGCCCAGCGGGTCCGGCGCGTGATGGCGGAAAGGGGCGCGGCAGGGCTCGAGACCGGGCTTTCCATCGGTTTCCGGGTCGGCGAGCCAGGCTACGTGTTTTTCAGGACCGCGGGGTCGTTGGTGGAGTACGCCATGGGGCGCGGGATGGACCTCGACTATGCCCAGATCGCGGGCCACGAGGGGCCGTGCTGGCTGGTGGAGAAGGTCGAGGAGCTTTTCGAGGTCTCGGTCGTGACGGTGCCGATGAACCCGAGGGCGGTGGCCGGGGCCGTGAAGGACGTTTTTGGAGGGGACGGCTCGCAAGTCCCGATGACTCTTGAAGACCACATCGAGACAGTGCTCGCAGCTGTCGAGGGGGTGAAAGTCCGTCTCGCCAGGTACCTCGGCACGAGGTCGGCGGACGGTCGGCCGGTCAGCCCTGAGAGGCTGGCCCAGGCCCACGACCTGCTCCGGTCGTTGGACGCGCTCGTCGCGGACATGGCCGCGCCGCTTGAGGACAGCCGGGCCGCTGACGCTGAAGTCTTGGTGCTTCGCGCCCGCGCCTTTCTTGCGGTGGACGGAGGCTGACTCGAACAAGATGACGACCCTACAAGAAAAACAAAAGGAGTTCCGCGAAGCGTCGAGCGCGGTGGCGGCCTTGCTGGCCGACCTCGACTCGCCCGATTCGCGAGAACGGTTGGAGGCGGCTTTGGAGAAAGCCGAGTCGCTGAAAAGCGACATCGACATGCTGAAACGGGCCGAAGGCCTGGACGAATGGTCGCGCGGCGTGAGCTTCGCGCCGACCGGCGACGCGGTGACGGTCGGCCTGAACCCCGACCCCGACGCGACGACGAAGGCGTACGTCTGCGACGAGGGCGGGGAGCTGACGCAGACCCTCCGCAAGACTTTGGAGCCGTCTTACAAGGCCGCTTTCATGCGGTTCATGCGGCGGCGCGAGGACCAGGCCGACCTGAAGGCGCTGGCCGAAGGGCGGGACGTCGACGGCGGCGTGCTGGTCCCAGCGGACATCGCGAGCGAGATCTTGGTCCGCAGGCCGCACCCGACCGCGGTGCTCGGGGCCGTGAACCGGGTCCGGACGTCCAAGGACGTCCTCCAGTTCATGCGGCTGGAGCCGACGGCGGCCACGAGCGACACGGTCCCAACCGGGGTGCGCGTGCAGTGGTCCGGCGAGGCCGGGACGACGACCGAGGACACGGCCATGCAGAACTGGGGGACCAAGCGGATCCCGGTCTTCACCGGCTCGTTCGACATTAGGGCCAGCCGCGACCTGATCGAGGACGCCGAGGTCGACCTTCAGGCGTTCCTCGTCGACCAGGCGAAGAACGTTTACGAGCTCGACGCGGCCGAGAACAGCATCGTCAACGGGAACGGGGTCGGTCGGCCTTCCGGCATCCTGCGGGCGGTCGGCACGGCCTACAACCCGGGGACGACGAACGTCGGCAACCCGGTCAGCAAGAACGGCCTAATGAGCCTGCTCGGCGCCCTGGCGCCGCAGTACCGGCGGAACGGCATGTTCCTTTGCGACTCGACGACGGTCTGGACGGCGATCGCCCAGCTCGACACCGGCACCGGTGGCGGGCTTATCGGCTGGCGCTCGCAGATCGCGGGGCTCGCCGCTCCGTTCGTGGAGCAGCTCGCCGGTTACCAGGCCCTGTTCTCCGCTTACATGCCGAGCGCGGGCAGCGGCAACAACATCGCCGTTTACGGCGATTTTAAAGAAGGCTACTATTGGGTCGAACGCGTCGGCCTGACCGCCCATCCGTATGGCCAGTCCGACGGGGCCTCGCTCCGTGCGAACCAGGTCGGCTGGGTGTTCCGGTTCCGAGTCGGCGGGGACGTGATGAACTATCGCGCGTTGCGCGTAGGAGTGCAAAGCTAATGACCGGCCACAACATCATGGACGGGGCCCGGATCGACCTTTGGCCGATCGACGGGACGAACTACACGCTGGCCGCGGGCACCGACGGCGCGGTCGTGACGACGGGGACGGAGATCGACATGGCTGGCTACAACAGCGTGATGGTCATCGTCTGCCTCGGGACGATCGCGGCGAGCGGCGTGTTCACGGGGACGCTCAAGAACTCGGACACGTCCGGGACGTACGGCTCGGGCACGGTCGACCGGATCGCGACCCTGGCCAACGACGCGGACACTGACGACAACAAGCTGCTGATCGTAGAGGTCTACCGGCCTCAGCGGCGCTACTTGCGACTGAACTATCAGCGCACGGGCGGCAACGTGACCGTGCTCTCGATGCTCGTGGTCAGGTTCAACTCTGGCAACGAGCCGGTCTCGCAAGGGACTTCTGCGGGCGGCGTCGAGTCGCTCCAGGTCCTGAACAACCCGACCCCGAGCGCGACCTGACGCGCCGAGGCTGGGAGGGCGGCCCCCTGTCACCGGGGGCCGCCCGTACTGTTTTGTATGGAGCCAAAATTCGTGCGCGTGTGGGGCGCCGAGGACGGGAAGACCTGGGTCGAGATGACCGACGGTTCGCGGCGCCTCGTGGGGGCCGAGGAGCTCGAGGCCTTGCGCCGGGCGGCCGAGGGCCGCGTCCCGACGGTCGACGACAAGGCGGTCAAGGGCCCGCGCCGTAAGCCATGACGCTGGTTTCGGCCACCGACCTCGCCGCTTTTTTGCGGAAGGCTGGGCTGGCGGCCGACGCTTCCGACCCGGTCATCGAGGGGTTTTGCGCGATGGCGGTCGAAGAGTTCGAGCGCCTGACCGGCTGGGTGCCGTTTTTGGCGACGGGAGCCGAGTCGTCGCTGACGGTCGGCGCCGAGCCAGGCTCGAGGTCGGTCGACCTTTCGACCGGCTTTCTGTCGGTCTCCAAGGTGGAGGCGGTCGGGGCGGACGGCTCGGCGGAAGAGGTCGGGGCGGGCCTGTGGCGCCCGTGGCCGGCGGGGGCGGTCGAGCAAGGCTGGGCCTACACCCACGTGGCCTTCGTCGAGGCGGCCCCCGCTTTGGTCCGCGTGACGGGCGTGCGGGGGCGGATGGACGAGCGGCACCGGTCGCTTCCCGCGGTCAAGGCGGCGGTCTTGGCTGGCGCGGCCTCGCTGGCCTATCTTTATGCGAGCCAGAAGCCGGGGACGGTGTCGAAGGTGAGGCAGGGGAGCGTCGAGGTGGCGTACGGCCAAGGGGCGGGGACGGCGCTGGGCGATTGGCGCTCGTCCTTTGACCGGGCGGTCTCCGCGTACCGAAGGGTGGTGGCCTGAAACAATGCCTGTCGACACTGGATTTCTGAGCGTCTCTTTGCGCGACTCGAGCTCGAACATCGTGGCTTCGGGCCTGACGGTCGGCCAGTCGATCGACGCCTCCCACGTGCAGGGCATCGACTTCTTCATCGACCATCCGACCTGGAACTACGACTCGGCGACGGACAAGGTCTATCTGGTCGACCAGTCGACCTTGCAGGCCGTCGAGCTGTCCCGAGTGGGCAACCATTTTCGTTGGTCGGTCGGCGCGAACGACCTGGGCGGGTTCTCTACCCCGCCCGGCTCGAGCGTGGACAAGACGGTCTATGCGATGGTCTCGCGGGACACGGGGACGGCGCGGACGTCGCTCACCTCGAAGGCTTTTTCGCTGACATTGAACCGCCGCCGCACCTTCCAGCCGACCCAGCTTTCTGGGTGCCTGTTGTGGGCCACGGCCTACTCGCTGACGGAGCCGGTGGGGTCGTCGGTGCAGACCTGGGACGACGCTTCGGCCCAGGACGCCGACCTTTCCCAGTCGACGAGCGGGTCGAGGCCGGTCCGGCGCAACACCGGCGAGGGGCGGCCTTACCTCGAGTTCGACGGGACGGACGACGCGATGGCGACGCTCGTCTCGGCCTTCGCGGCCCCTTGCACCTTGGCGGTGGTGGCGCGGGTCCGGTCGGCTGACGCGACGGTCCGCGGGATCGCCCAGGTCGGCGGGACGAACGGGCCTAGGCTCGCGTTCGACAGCTCGCACCTCAAGGGGGCGAGCGGTTCGGACGTCGCCGACACCGCGTTGCCATCGTTGGGGACGTGGTTCGTGGGGGTCGTGACGAAGGCGGCCGGTGGGAACGTGACCGTGCAGCTGAACTTGAACTCGCCGGTGACCGCGACCTCGAGCGCCGCCGTGACCGCTGGGACGGTCCAGGTCGGCGACACGGCCGCCGACGCGGTCGCCGCCGTGGACGTGGCCGAGGTCGCGGTCTGGGGCTCGGTGCTGTCGGCCGCCGACATCGAGACGCTGGTCAACGGCTTTGGCCGCGCTTACGGGGTCTTGTGATCTTCGACGCTGTGGCCGAGGTCTACGAACCCTCCCCTGTGGTGGGGGCCGACCTGGTGGTCGACGGCGTGGCCTATCGGCACGCGGGTTCGACGCCTTGCCAGGTCCAGCCGCTCTCCCAGGACGCGGCTTTCCGGCTGTTCGGCGTGGAGGCTGACCGGGCGTTCGCGGTCTATGCCCCGCTCGGCTCCGCCGGTCTTTTCGACAAGGTCGGGACGAGGCTTATAGTCGGTGAGGAGGTCTATACGACGGTGGCCCCGCCCGAGGCCCACCGTCTGGCGGTCGGGGCCGAGCACGTGCGGGTGGCGGCGAGGTGGCTCGAGTGGCGCCCCGACACGGGCGCCGGGGGCGGCCGCCAGGCTGGCGGTGGCGGTGGGACCGGCGGGCTCGGCAGTCCTGGCGGGGTGCCTCTCTGATGCCCCAGGTCGGCGCGGTGCGGAACGCGGTGTTGACGGCGCTGGGGGTGGCGGTCTCCGAGGCCTGGCCTGGGCTGAAGGAGGTCTATTGGCGGCCCCCTTCCGAGACGGTCTCGGCCCTTCCTTACGCGGCTTTGATCCTGCGCGGCATGGAGGCCGACTGGCAGACGGTCGACGGCCTTTCCTGGCCGATCTTTGTCGATGTTTTCGGCGTGTTCCCGAAGTCGGCGGGCCTGGACTGGGCGGAGGAGGCGGTTGCGAAGTTCGCCGCCTTGGCGGCCCAGGTCGAGACGCCCGGTTTTCTGGCCGGTGTGGCCGAGCTGCCGGTTTTGTCGGAGTTCGACCCGTCGCCGCAGCTCGACGTCGCCGAGGGGGCGTTCGCCGTCCAGTGCGGCTTTCGCTGCCAGGTCTTCGTGCGGTGGGGCCAGTGACGAAGCGGCACGGCTCCTTCGCCAGTCTGCTATCCGCGCAAAAAGCGCGTTTTGCGCGGATAGCGGCGGACTTGGACGCTGGGGTGCGGGAGCTCGCGAGGGCGGGCAGGGAGGACCTTTTCGAGAACACGGCCGGGGGGCTTTCTCAAAAGCGGCTCGACGAGATGGGGAACCCCTATGGCCGCGGGCGGTCGGCGGCCGTGAACTATGTGAAGACGGGGGACGTCTCGAGGCGCGGGACGAAGGGCCGGGGGAGGGCCCGGCTGAGGGCGCCGCTGTTGCCGATCAACCGCCAGACCGGGCGGTTGCGCCGGTCGGTGCGGTTCGTCCGGCGCGGGGCCGGGGTCTACGACGTGGCGATCGGCTCGGGCGTGAGCTATGCCCGGTATGTCCTGCACCCGGCGGGGACGCGGCTGATGGTGGGCCGTGGATTGATGGGCTGGAGGAACCTGCGCTCCAGCTATCCGATGGGGTTGCTCGAGCGCAGGTTCCGGGCCCGCCAGCGCCTTTTGAGGGACGCGGCCAGGAAAGCGGGGCGGTCATGAGGCCG